ACTTGTTCACTACTTTGTTTAGCGTAGTAAGCTTGTCTTTGCTGTGCGATCTCTTCCGGTACCCTTGTCAGCAAAAGGCCACCAACTCCGATCACTCCTGCGTATTTTCCGTCTTCGACAACAGGGTAATCTGAATCTGGATATTCATCTGCTCTTACAAATTCATATCCTTGTCTCAATCTTCCTGTTACGTTTTTCGTATCAGTGAAGCCGACACTTTCAGCTCTTACCCATCTGTGCCTAAATCCATTTGGCGCAGGCGGTGCATCTAAAGATGATGGTGGAGTCCATACTTTGGGTTTGGATTGTTTTTCCCTAGTCTGGCTCGCACGAGGGGTTCTTTTATTTTCTTCGCTCATATGCTTATACCTCCTTCGTGAGTTTTAATTGTTTCGCATATTCTTCAAGTGGCACACCTAATTTTTTAGCGATTGCAACCTGAGACGGCGTGAGTCTCACAGTTTTGCGGCCTGTTTTCGTGCTTCGCGTCGCTGACGCTACTGTCTGCACTGGTTTAGCCGATTCCGTTGACTCCTTTTTATCAAATTTATGCGGAAATTCAACCCTTAATCTTTTATCAATTTCAGCATAATATTCATCAGATTTAGGGTCATACCCTTCATCATCAACAAGTTGTCTGTGTAGATCAAAAGCTGTGTAAGTCATGGCTTTATCTGTACCAAACCACCTGTTTTTAGATGCCCATTCTTCAGCTTTTGGATCTGGCTGAGGAGCAGGTTGTTGATAGGATGAATAATTTGGGGTCTCATAAGAAGTTTCTTTTGATTCTTCTTGCTGAGGTTTGTTTGACATTTCAGCTAATTTAGCTTCCTCATATCCGAGTCTTGCTATTTCTTTTGAAATATCAACTTCTGCATTTGTATCTCCAGATTCTCTAGCTTGATGCAATTTAGCTTTTTGAGCATCAAGTAAAGATTGGATTTTAACTTGTCTGTCTTTAACAGACTCCGTTTCCAATGAAGAATATTTTTTACTAAACTCTTCAGCTTTTTTTCTCTGAATTTGAGCAAAGGTTAAAGCTTCATCTCTTTGTCTTTCAGCTTCTCTCCACTTTTTAGTTAGCTTTGCTATTCTTCTTTGTACATCCTTACTATAATCTTCTAATTCTTCTTTCTTCGTATCTTTCTCGTCGCTCGCTTCTTGCTGCGAGTCGCCAGTGGCTTCTGTTGCCACTGCTTCAGCACTAGTATCCTCAACTTGTTCAGTTGTTGTGGATTCAGTTGATTGGTCCTCCGAAGTTAATTCAACTTCAGTATCCGGTCCCGATGTGTCTATGTCAACTGTTTTATTTTCTTCTGGCATAGTTTCCTCCTATGTTAATATTGATGAAGTATATCTTCTGGGTTTGCGATAGTAGCGAGCACTTCATCATCGTTTAGTATTCTCACTTCACCACCATCGATTTGTATCCTAGAACCTGCATAACGTGCAAAGATGACCCAGTCACCTGTTTTACACCATGGTCCTTCAGGAAATTTTTCTTTATCATAACAATGTGGTCCTTGCGCTAAAACTAATCCGCAAGTTGAAGCCACTTGTTGTTTCTCTAAAGTTTCTTGTCCAAAGTATAAACCACCCTTAGATTTTTCTGGCATTTTAAATGGCAGAACAATCATTCTCCAACCCGTAGGTTTGGGAAGTTTATCTTCTTCCTTTGTCTTTAGACGCTCGTAAGCATCTGTTTCTCTTTTTTCTAACTCGTCGTATTTTTCTTCTAACGCAAGTCTAGTCTTCGGAATCTCTTCCGAATTGGATGACGTTATTATTTTCTCGTTCATCGTCTTTCTCCTCCTCTATGTCGTTTCGGTTTAATATATCTGTTAATGCACTATCAAGAGACTGATATGCATGTGCTTGGCCCAACATATATTTATATTGTTCCATATTTGTGCAACCACCTGCAATCATGGAATCACCGATTGATTGGTAATTGTCTCTTAATTCTTTTCTAAGTTTTGAAACGAGTTGTTCTAATGTTAGCATTTCCACCTTCTGCGCGCCTGACGGATGCGAGAATTAGGATCATTACGAGTTTTTTCGGATGAACGTTTTAATTGTCCTAGTGATCTAGCGCAGTATGATTTTCTGCGATTCGCAGCTTTTGATCCGGGCTTCACTTTTCCCGTCACGGCTGTTTTTAGTTTTGAGCCAGGATTTGCACGTCTATAGGCAGCGACACCTGCTCGGGTCATGCCAGCGCCCGACTTCGTCGAACGATAATTTTTTTTAGTTCTTGGTATTGGATTATCTCTTCTTGCCATTTTTATTTTTAATCATTCCACCTTTTTTATGTAAGGTTCTTTTAGGTTTAGATCTCATCATATTTTTATATTTAGGGTCTTTAGGATTAATAGGAACTTCTAATTCTACAATACCTTTTTTTGGATCTACTAAGTATTTTCTTTTTCTAGGCATTAAATCATTCCTTTATAATATTTTTTATAACTTGAATTACCTACAGTTTTGCCGTCAATATCAAGTTTTATAAAACTTCCTGTATAACCACCGTTAGCTTTTTTAGTTCTATTTGTAAAGGTTTTTACATTTGTTGGTTTAGGGCCAGTGTTCGACGCGGCACGTTTTCGTTTGACTGCAGAAGCCTTTTGTCCAGCAGTCATGCTTGTTGCCTTTGCAAGAGGGACACATTTCGGATACTTCCTTTTGCTCCCCTTCGATCTGCCGCAAGGTTGATATTTGCCGTCCTTCTTCGGAGCTCCGATGTCTACCCATTTCTCTTGTACCCACTTACGTAAACCCATATTAAATATATTTAGTTGTTTTTCTTCTGTTAGACATTACACGGCCACAGCCTTTTGCGATTTTTTTTAATGGAGGAAGTTTTCCTTCTTGTCTTAATTTTTTGTCTGGATCAGATTTTTTTAATTTAGCTAATACGCTGCCGCCTTTTTTATAGCCACTTCTTTTTTGAATCGCTCTTTTTCTTCCAGAAACTTTATGTCTAGATCTTTGTCCGTAATCAGCTCTTTCTCTTAATGGAGCTTCGTCTGCTTTTCCACCTTCAGCTTTCTTTGCTCGTTTCTTACCACCTGGCGTAACTTTTCCAGAACAAACTGCAGAAGCATACATGTTTGCGTAAGCCGAAGGATAAACCTTAAACTTTCTTTTCGCTGCTGCTTTTCCTCTAGCGCAAAGTTTAGCCATAATTATTTACCAAATTTTTTTACTTCAGGTCTAACTGCACCAAAACCTGTTAATTGAGCGTGATTAACAACACCACCTTCTTTGAAGACACCTCTGCCTTTTAAGACATCCGCTCTAGTTACTTTTCCGTCACCAGTTAAATCTGGAAATGATTTTTTTGCACTTGATTTTCTATGTTTTCCAAATCTATCTTCTGGATTATCTTTAAATTTATTTTTTTTCTTCATTTTTTAGCCTCCTTTTTACAGCCACATTCGTGTTTACAAATACATGGTGTAATTTTTAGCACTTTGCACACCATATAGCAAAGTTTATTATATATTTTTATTAGCATATTATTTCCTCTTAATTAAATCAGTTGCTTTTAAACCGTACACGCTGGCAATAACCCCAACGAATATCGTTTGGTACCAAAATGGAAGGTCTGAAAAGTATTCGAAGAACAATTTCATCTTGTCCATCGCTGTCGGGTCTTCCGACCAAACCGCCCAGGCCAACATCACTATGGGTGCCGACAATAATAACAAAATAAATTCATCTTTCCAGTCCGAATTTCGTGATTCTAGTAATTTTCCTTGATATTCTGCCTCACCTTTAGCCATAGCCTCAGCATGACGCTTTTGTGCATCGGACATTAGCATTTTTGTCTGTTGTCGGTTCTTGTAAATGTGTGAACCCGCTTGAATTGCTAATTTAAATGCACTTAACCACATCATTTTTTACTTTTTTTACTTTTTCCAGCTTCAGAAAGTGCAATTGCGATTGCTTGTTTTCTAGATTTAACTTTTTTTGGTGATTTTCCAATATTGAGTTTACCTTTTTTAAATTCTTTCATTACTTTTTTAATTTTTTTCTGTGGTTTTGACATTTTTTTCATTAATTGCCTCCTTGTTGCTTTAATTTAGCCGCTAAAATTGTTTTTTCGATTGAAGTATCAGCTCTTAAATTAGCTAATTCTTCATCTTGTTGTAATTTTTGATCTTGATTCATTTGATTCATCATCGTTTTCATCTTATCAAGGTTCATTCTCTCTTCACCTTCTTGTTTTTTACGATCATTTTCCTGTGCTCTAAGATCAAGTTCTCTTGCTCTTAATTTTGCAATTGGATCATTAGAAAAATCTCCAATTAATCGTTTTTCTTCTGTTAAAAATTCTTCCATAGCTTCTGAAATAAGTTTTGCTTTTCTTGCTTCAATCACTTGAGACAATCTTTGAGCTTGTGGTTTCATCGCTTGAGCCATTTGTGGATTCTGTTGCATTTGTTGTTGCATCATTGCAAGTTGTTGCATTTCTTGTTTGAACTCTAGTTCAACTTGTTCTTGTGACATAACTGAAATGTGTTCAAAAATATTTTTTTCTAAAGCAGCCATAATAGGTGGATTGTTTCTAGCAATGTTGGTTGCCATAAAACTTAAGTGTGCTTGAATGTGAGCATTATGATCCTGTCCTGGAAATGCTTGGAATGGTTTCCCTGCGAGAGCATCAATGTGCTCTAACGCAGGGTCCTTTGGTTGTGGGGGTAAAGGTCTAATTAAAATCGTATCAACATCTTTTACGCCAATCGCTTCATACATGTTTCTATAAGCTTGATATAAATTATGCATTTGTGGATTTGACATTGCCAATTGCAGCTCCGTTTGCGCAAGGGAGATACGCTGTGTTTGTGAAAAGATATTGGGATCTGCAACTGGCAGGATATCTACACGATCGTCAAAGTCTGATTGTTTAATCATTCTTTGACCACCTACTACATCGTACGGATACTCAGCAGGTAGATAAAGTTTAAAAACTCTTGATAATAAATTAAATTCGTTTTTCAAAGCTGCATAGATTCTTTTGTGAATCGCAGACATGGTTCTTGATCCTCTTTCTAAAAGCGCAACTGTCGTTCCCACTGCCGCTTGTTGATTCCCATCACCTACTTGCATGTCAGCTATAGATGCAAAGCGCTGACCAGCTTGTACAACGACACCCAATAAGTTTAGAAGTGTTTGAGATGGCTCTTTAAAAGGTAGAGGCATAAATGCATCTCTAATGTTTCCACCAGGTGCATCAACATCTCTAAATTCACCAGGTTGAATGGATTGAGCATCATCTCTGATTCTAATTCCTCGCTGTTTAAATCCTGCAGGTAAATTGGATAATGTCCCTGCATCAAGTAATTGTCGTAACGCAGCTGTTGCTGTTCGTGATAATCCACCAATCATGTGAATTAAACCAAATCCGTAAAAACCTAGTCCTGGTAAAAATTTAAAATGTACAAAATATGAAATCTTTTTTCTTAATGGATCATTAGGTTCATAATTTCTTCTGATGGATAAAACTTCTCTAGAATTTTCTTCAATAGTTACAATATAAGGTATTTTAATTCCTGTGGGCTCTCCATTAATATCTGAATCTTCAAATCCTTCTAAATCTAAATTGACGTGACACTCTAGTAATGTAAATACATCTTCTTCTCTTCCAGATTTACTTCTTCCCTCAAGTTCCATTTCTTTTTTCTCAAGGTCAGATAAATTGTCTTGTCCAGGTTTTAATTCTATATCTCTATAAAACCCCATGACTTGTTGTTTTCTTAATTCATTTTCAGAAATTTTAATTTTATGAACAATTGTCTCTGCATCATCTAAAGATGTTGCTGTATAAGGTACAACTAAATCTTCAGCAGGAACAAATTTAGAAACAGCTCTTTGTAACATTTCATCATAGTAAACTTTTTTAAATGCAGATCCTGCAAGGGGTAAATAAAATAACATTTGATCAAACTCAGGCTCATACTCTTTCATTTGATCCATGATTTGATAATTCATAAAATCTTTTACACGATTTGCTTGTTGTGTTTTTTCTGGTGTTGTCATTCCAACAACTTGAGTTCTAACAGGTCCACCTGCAGGTAATAATTCTTTATAAGCTAATGCTTGAAATTGTGTTGCAGCTTCAGCAAGGACAGGGTGAGTTGCACCTGATGCTCCTGCAAAAGGTTCTGTACGATTGTTATATTTAAATCCTAATAAATCTAATCCTTCAGTGTAAGTTTTCTCCCAATCTTTTCTAGACATTTTATAGTCTTGATAGTTTGAGAATAATTGCGAACCAATCATATTTAATTCTTGTTCGTCAATAAACTCAGCTAAGTTTGCATTGAAATCTTGAGCTTCAGTTTGAGCAACAGCATTTGGATCGAAATTAATTTCCGCTCCACCATCTTCCATTTCTGTAATACCAACATCTCCCTGATTTTCTTCAGTTAGCTGTTCTTCCATTTCAACAGCTAAGTCTTCAGCTGTTTCTTCAGGTTGTTCTTTTATGTTTGGTAATGCCTTGTCTATTTCTGCCATTAATTTTCTCCGAATGTACTGTTTTAACAGTATTATAGTTTATATTCAAGCCTTGTGAGTTAGGCCCTCGTTTAGGTGGTGGCCCTGATTTTTTACCTATCATTATTCGTATATCTCGGTTCCAGGTTTAGGTTCAATTCCTTCGTTTTTCAATCTTTCTTCATCAATGAATTTTCTAGCTTTGTCTCTAAATCTTGTATCATTTGGATTTAATTTGTTCATTTTATGTAGGTCATCAGCTATTTCGTTATAAGCATCATAGTCTACCCCATACTCTACGTCTTTCAATTTACCATCTCCATCTGGTCTAACGGTAACGTCATCAAAAAACGTTGCTCCTGTTTCTAGATCTTTTTCAAATTGAAATACTTCTTCTGAATAACCGTAATCACCTTGATCATTAATTTTACTAACCGTAAAACCGTTTACATCTTCTGCATATTCATAATTGTTATATCTATAAACCACAGGTCCTGATCCTGGTTTTGGAGCATCAATAATTTTACCTCTTGTTTTAATATTGGTAATTAAATCTAAAATAATTTCAGGCACACCATCAATTCTTCTTCCACCATAGGTTGCTGCTTTTTGTACAAGTTTCTTAGCACTCTCTTTTCGTCCGAGTCTCAAGAGGCC